CTCCTGTCACTCAACGCGACCAACGCCTGGCTCAACGAGGTGCGCGAGATCCCGAAGGAGGCGCTCGACATGGTGCTCGGGCGCATCGGCCGCTACCCGAAGATGCCGATCGGGCCGACCGACCCGCGCGTCATCATGGACACCAACCCGCCGGACGTCGACCACTGGTACTACAAGCTGGCCGAGCAGGAGCAGCCGAAGGGCTGGCAGTTCTTCCGCCAACCAGGCGCGCTGATTCGGATCGGACGGAGCAACGCCTACGCCCACCACCCCCGCGCCGAAAACATCCGCAATTTGAAGGAGGGCTACGGCTACTACTACGGGATGCTGGGCGGGAAATCGCAGGACTGGATCAACGTCTACATCCTGGGCGAGTACGGCACGGTGCTGGAAGGCCGCCCCTGCTACCCGGCCTACATCGACTCGCGCCACGCATCGAGCACACCGCTCGAGGCCTACGGCGGGTTGCCGCTGCGGCTGGGGTTCGACTACGGGCGCACCCCGGCGTGCATCATCGGGCAGTACCTACCGAACGGGCAGCTCAGGATCTTGCGCGAGCTTTGCGTGGACACCGAGGGCCCCGGGATGTCGATTCGGAGTTTCGCCCGCGACCACGTCAAGCCGTACCTCGCCACGCACTTCCCGAACATGACCGTTATCAGCCGCGGCGACCCCGCCGGCTCGGCGGCTGGCCAGGGCGACGAGCGCAGCTGCCAAGACATTCTGGCCGAGGAGGGGATTCCCACCGAACCGGCCAGCTCCAACGCGATCGAGAAACGCCTCGATGACGTGGAGTGGTTCATGAAGGCGACCGTTGACAACGGCCAGCCGGCGTACCTGCTCGATGGCGTCAACTGCCCGATCCTTCGGCGCGGCAAGAACGGGGGCTACCACATGCAACGCATCCAGGTGAGCGGAGAAGCCATGTACCGATCCGTGCCGGTCAAGAACAAGTACTCGCACCCGTCCGACGGCGAGCAATACCTGGCCGACGGGTGCCGCAACGTGAAGGTCGAGTCGCGCGCATCCGCGCGCACCGTGGTGCAGTCCAAGCGGGCCTGGGGCGCGTAATGGCCGCCGTCGGCATCCTGAACTTCCGCAACAACGCCCAGATCGACCAGGCGAGCGCGGACAAGGCGCGCGCGGCCAACGATGCCGCCGCTGCGACCGCCGCGCAGGTCACCGACCGCCTGGCGCTCCATTGCTGGAGCGAGTTCGAGCGGGCGCGCGAGGCGAAGATGGAAGTGCAGGAGCTCATGCTCCAGGACATGCGCGCGCGCAACAGCGAGTACGACCCCGAGGTGCTGCAGCTGATCGAGGAGGGCGGCGGCGGCTCCCGGATCTTCATGCCGATCCCGCAGGAAAAGGTCGCCGCCGCGGTCTCGACGTTGTACGACATTTACCTGAACGACCGGCCCTACCAGCTGCAGGCATCGCCGATCCCCGACATCCCGCCCGAGTACCAGGCGCGCATCCAGCAGCAGGCGCAAGTCGAGCTCGAACAGGCTGGGCCGCTCTACGCGCAGAACCAGAACGAGCTCCGCAAGCGCGTGGAGCAGATGAAGGACGACATGCTGCAGCGCGCCCGCCAGTGGGCGATGCAGCGGGCCCAGCACAACGAGGACCAGGTCGAGGAGGCGCTGGTCAAGGGCGGGTTCTACGACGCCTTCAAAGGCGCGTTGGACGACGGCATGGGCTTGCGTGGCGGCATCATCAAGGGCCCCGAGGTCAAGCGCCTCAAGCGGCTGGAGTGGGCCAAGAACGGGCGCGACGTGGTCGTCAGCAACGAGCCGACCCGCACCTACAAGGCCTGCTCGCCGCTCGATATCTTCCCCGGTCCCGGCCTGGGCGACTTCAACTCAGGGCCGATTTCCGAGCGCGATCGCTGGACCCCCGAGGAGCTTTACGACGCCATCGGGCTCGACGGGTTCCGCGAGGACGAGATCCGAAAGACCATCGACCAGTACGGCACCAAGGGCTATCAAAATTGGTGGTGGTCGGACACCGAGCGGGCCCGCCTCGAAGGGCGCCCAGTGCAGTGGCTCTCGACGCCCGAGGGGCTCTACGACGTCATCATCCACCACACCAAGGTGACCGGGAAGCTCCTGGCCGACTGGGGCGTGCCCAAGCACGAGGTTCCCGACGGCGAGCGGCTCTACTCCGTCACCTGTTGGATGCTGTCGCCGTCGGTCGTGTTCGGATGCCGACTCAACGAGCACCCGCTCGGGCACCGCCCCTACTTCAAGTTCGGGTTCCGCAAGGTGCGGGGCTCGTTCTGGTACCAATCGGTGCAAGCCGTGATCCGACCGATCATGCTCATGTGCAACGCGGCCGCGCGCTCGCTCGCCAACAACATGGCGATGGCCGCCGGCTACCAGCGCGAGGTCCAGGTCGACCGGATGCCGCCGGGTGCGCCCATCGAAGCGCAGCGGCCCTTCTCGACCACCCAGACCACGTCGCCGCGCAACGGCAGCGCGGGCCCCGCCATCTATCTGCACCAGCCGGAACTGAACGGCCAGCAGTACATGCAGGTGTTCGAGTTCTTCTCCTCGCTGGCCGACGTGATGCTGGGCCTGCCGTCGTTCCTGTCGGGTTCGCCTGGCGTGGCCGGCAACATGGGCGCGCAGGGCACCTCGAGCGGCCTGGCGCAGTACCGGGAAATGGCGACGCGCACTTTCAAGTACACCGTGAAGGACGTGGACGATGCGCTCGAGGGCGTCGTGGACGAGACCCACACCGACATCGTGCTCACCGGCAAGCAGGACCCGATGCTGACCGGCGACCTGGACGTGAAGGCCAAGGGCTCGACCTCGCTCGCCAACCGCACCCAGCAGGCGGTCCGCATCAACGAGCTCCTGCAGGCCACCGCCAACCCGTTCGACCAGGCCATCATGGGACCGATCGCCGGCCGGGCCGAGTTGCTGCGCGCTGCGATGAAAGGGCTCGAAGGCATCGACGTCGACCGCGCCGTGCCGAGCCGGGACATGCTGCTCACCCAGATGCGCGCCGCGATGGCGCAGTCGTTGGGGCTCAACCCCGACGGTTCCCCGCAGGCGCAACCCGGCGGGCCGGCAGCTCCGGGCGGTCCACCCGCAGCGCCGCCCCCGGGTTTGCAGCCGCCGCGCCCCCGCGCCACAATGCCGGACGGTTCCGTTTCCGGTGATGGCAATCTGACATGAGCTACCAGCTCGACCCGTTCCCCACCTGGTCCCCCGACGAGTTCCGCAGCCTGCTCGCGGTGAAGCTGCGCGGCGCGCTGGGCGAGAACGACCGGGACCGGCTGCACGCGCTCGAGGTGGCCATGTACGTGCCGCCCGACATCCAGAGCGCGATCGCTACCGAAATGGTCATGGACGGTGCGAGCGGGCCCTACATCCAGGTGGCGGGCTACCTGCGCCGGCGCGGCGACGAGAACACCGGCAAGGCCTTCCGCTTCATCGTGCCGCAGCGGCTCAAGTGGGCGGACCTGTCGCGCTTCTGCGACCAGGTGGGCCGGAACTTGCGCCAGGCGGTCGCCGCGCTTCGGCGCGAGGAGATGCGGAAAGCGACGACCGAGGTCAATACCCGAATACATGCGCGCGCGGCCGAGGACGGCGCCCAGGTCCACATTGGGGTGGATCTGGGCAGGCCTGGCGGTGATTTCTCCGTCGAGACCCTGGCCGAGCCACAGCCGGACGGCACGATGAAAGTGATCGACGTGAAGGAAACGCCGGCGTGCGGGTGATCCCCCACCACCTGCTCGGCCGCGAGCTCATGGACCAGCTCGCCCGCCTGCGCGGCTCCGACGCGACGTTCCTCAAGGAGCGACTGCTCAAGCCCGCGCGCGATGCGCTGGCCCATGAGTTCCTCGAGACCGACCTCGACGTGCACAACACGGCGCGCGTATCGCGCACCCAGGGCGCGCTCCACGCGCTGACCGACATCATGGAACTGCTCGAACCGCCGACGTAGTCGCGATCGAGCCCCGAGATACCGAAGAAAGGCCGGCCATTGCGCCGGCCTTTTTCATTCCCGCGCACCGCTTGTAACCCACCTGACTCCGCAACGGCGGCTCAGGCAGAGGACAACACGGACGCGGTCGTAGCCGACCAATACCGCAATCCCGCGGCTGGAGGTAGAACGTGGCAAAGACGACGAGTGCACCACTCAGAAGCGACAACCCTGTAGTGCTCCCCAAGGTGGTCCGCGAGGCCGGCGAGAAAGCGCAAGCCGCTCTCGAAAAGGTCCACGCGGCCCGCAATCCCCCACCGGCAAACGACGAGCCACCACCCGACCCGCCGCCCGTAGCCGCCGCTCCGCCCGCTCCTGCACCGCCACCCCCTGCGGCTCCGCCGCCGGTGGGCGACACGGCGCAGCAGCTCGCGCAAGCGCGCCAGGCCTACAGCGTGCTGGACGGACGGTTCACCGCCTACCGGGAGGAAACGACTGGCCGAATCGACACGCTCTCGACCCAGGTGAACAGCCTGCTCGACGAGCTCGCCCAGGCCAAGCGGGGCAACGGGGGCAAACCACCGGCGCCGGCAGCGGCTCCCACCAGCTCGAACGAAGGGCTGACCGAGGAGCAACTCGCGGAGAAATACCGCGACGTGCTGGGGCCCGACGCGCTCGAAGGCATCCGCGACTGGGCGAGGTTCGAAGCCCGCAAGGTTGCCGGCGCAGCGGTCAAGGAATCGGTCGCTCCGATGGTCGAGGACCTGGGCAACATCCACCGCGGCAGTTTCGCGGCCAGGATGGAGGCCGGCGTTCCCGACATCGCTGTGATCAACGCCGATCCTGAGTTCGCCAAGTGGGCATGGGAGTGCCCGCCCGAGAGCGATACACCGCGCCAGGTGACGCTCATGGCCAAGGCGCAGGCGCTCGATGCGCCTGGGTGCATCAAGATCTACGACACGTTCAAGCAGTCGGGGCGTTACCACCCCGCCGCCGCTCCACCAGTAGCAGCCCCCGCCGCTCCGGCCGCCGTCCAGACCCGCCCGCTCACCGAGCGTGTGGCGCCTGGTGGTGGATCCGATACGAGCTCCGGCGGTCGACCGGCCGTGGCCAAGACCTTCAAGGAGTCCGAGGTCCGGCAGTTCTACGTCGAGGGGGCGCGCGGCAAGTTCAAAGGCAAGAGCAAGGCGGACCCCGCCGTGCAGGCCGCTTACGACGAATACGACCGCGAGGTCACGCTCGCCGGTGCCGAGGGACGCATCCTCAAGGGTGCGTAACAGGCGCGGGTAGCTGACAGCGCGATCGACCAGGCAACCCACCCTTCAGGAGAATTTCCATGCCTATCGGCACCGCTACCGGCTACCCGCAGTATTCGGGTGTGCTGATCCCCGAGGTCTGGTCCGGCAAGCTGCTGGTCCAGTACTACGAAGCCACCGCCCTCTCCCAGATCGCCAACACCGAGTACGAGGGGGAGATCAAGAAATACGGCGACAAGGTGCACATCCGCACCCTGCCCGACGTCGACGTGCGCGACTACGTCAAGGGCGTCGACCTGGAGTACCAGAACCCCGAGCCCGATGTCGTTGACCTCGACATCGACCACGGCAAGTACTGGGCCTTCGGGACCGACGACGTGGACAAGTACCAGTCCGACATGAACTACGTCGACGACTGGACCCAGCACGCCGGCATGGTCACCGCACGCAAGATGGAGCGCGGGGTCTACGCCGACACCATCGCCGACGCCGACTCGCACAACTCCGGCAATTCCGCCGGCAAGATCTCGGGCACCATCAAGCTCGGCGCCCTGGGCGGCGCGAACGGCGCCAACCACGTCGGCCTCACCGCCGGCGCATCGGGCACCGGCAACAAGCGCAACGTGCTCGACTTCATCGTCGACTGCGGCGTGGTGCTCGACGAGCAGGACGTTCCCGAGGACAACCGCTGGATGATCCTGCCGGCCTACGCGACCGGCCTGATCGCCACCTCCGACCTCAAGAACGTGTACGTGTCGGGCGACAACACCTCGATCCTCCGCAACAAGCGGATCGGGGACATCTACGGCTTCACGATCTACCAGAGCAACATGCTCTACACCGCGATCGACACCACGTCGACCTCGAGCACCCCGACCGTCACCCACGGGCTGTTCGGGCACAAGTCGTCGCTCACCTGGGCGGCTCAGTTCACCGAGAACGACGTGATCAAGTCCGAGCGGTCGTTCGGGTGGAAGTACCGCGGCCTGAACGTCTACGGCTTCAAGGTCATCAAGCCGGAAGGGTTCGGCACCGCGGTGATCCGCCGCGCGCTCACCACCGACACCTGAGTCCTGATCCAACGAGGCAACGCGACGAGGGCGCGGGGGCAACTCCGCGCCTTTTTCTTCACCCCAACCTACTCTGAGGAGTAACGCAAATGGTCGCAACTGTAGACAAGACGGTCGGCGGGCCAGGCCCGGCCGCCGAGGGCTTCGCGCCGCGCCGGATCGTTCGGTACCGGCTCGACATGCGGAAGGTGCTGCCCGGCAACGGGGACACCATCAAGGCGTTCAATGTCAGTGCCGGCACGTTGGCCCGCTTCATCGGCATCAACGTGCTCCAGGCGGAAGGCGCGACGCTTACCGTCGACATCGGGGACGGCGACACCGCCAACGGCTATGCCAACGACCTCACCCTCAACACGGCCGGGTTCGCGGTTCCGGCTTTCACGTTGACGGAAGGCACGCCGAACACGGTGGCCGGCTTCGGCGCCGGCAAGCTCTACACCGTGGACGACACCATCGATCTGCTCGTCAACCAGGCCGCCGCCGACACCGCCGTGGCGGACCTGTTCTTCGAGTTCATCAACCTGGCCTCCGGGCCGGCGCTGTAAACGAGTCGTCAGGGACCGCCCGCTTCCTTCGCGGGTTTCTTAGGGGCCGGGTGACCGGCCCCCTTCTTTTGCAGGAGCCACACTATGGGTTTGCTCATTCAGGAAACCACCAACCGGATCTACCACGGCCACCCCGGGCTCGAAAGCCGCAAGGACATGCGGCCGATCTCCCTGGCCGACGCGCGCAAGGTGCTCGAAGGCGACGCGATCAGCGTCACGGTGCACGGCGCGGAACCCGCCGCAGCGCCCACCTCGGTCGCCGCGTCCAAGGGCAAGGCGCCCCCACCGGCCGAGCTGGCCGAGTCGAACGAGATCCTCGACTCCGCGCTCGCGGCCGTGGACCAGATTCAGGACAAGGCCGAGCTCAAGACGCTGGCCGCCGAGTACCAGACCGATTTCCACCCGAACCTCGGGCTGGACCGCGCCAAGGAGGCCGTGAAGAAGGCCATCCGCGCTTCCTTCGCCGCCCAGGCGGCTGGGCAGTAAGCCGTGGCACTCGACCGCGACGACATCCTGGCCAGCGCGCGCATCACCCTGCAGGACGTCGCAGGGGCGCGCTGGCTGAGCCCGGAGCTGGACGGCTACCTGCTCGACGCCGAGCGGATCGTCGCCCACCTGTTGCCCAACATGGGCCCTGTCGTCGCGGCCGACATTAGCCTTCAAACCGGGCTGGAGCAGGAGATTCTGACCAGCGGCGGGCGCGAGGTCTCGCGCGTGCTGGACATCCGCTGGAACCTGAGTTCCGGCTCGCCCTCCTCGACCATCGCGCGCATTTCCAAGAACGCGCTCGACGACCAGCGACCGGCCTGGATCGCCGACGCCGCGGCGGACGAGATCATCTACTGGATTCCCGACGAGGACACCCCGCGCAACTTCATGGTGTACCCGAAGATCAAGACGGGCACCTTCGTGCGGGCCCAGCTCGCGCTGATCCCCGACACCGCCGCGCATGTGTCGGAGTTCAAGGAGGTCTGCAAGCCCGCGTTCGTCGACTACCTGATCGCGCGCGCCTGGTCGAAGGACGCCACCTACGCCAAGGCGATGCTCGACCACATGGGCGCGTTCGAAGCGCACTTGAAGGTGCTTGGCGCCGGCAACTCGATCGCGTTCACCAAGCTCCAGAACCGGGGGGTGGCCAAGTGAAATTCAAGCCGCTGAGCGACCTGTACGCGCGCATTTCCATCGCGGCGCCCGGCCTCAACCAGCTGACGGCACTGGACGAGCTCCGCAACACCGCCGTGGACTTCTGCCGCGAGACCCTGGTGTCGCAGGAGACCATGGAGACCGAGATTGCACCGGGCGACCGCGAGCTGATCGTGGAGTCGCCATCGAGCGCCCAGGTCTACGTGAGCCGGGTGATGTGGGTCAGCACCAACCGCGGCCCGATCGCCGTCGTGACGCTGGCCGAACTCAACTACGACCGCAACTGGCGCCAGAAAACCGGCACCCCGAAGAAGTGCGCCAACGAGACCGACGGCGAGCTGGTGCTCAACCGCCAGGCGGTCAAGGCCGAGACCGGCGTGATGGTCCGGGTGGCTTGCGTGCCGCAGCCCGCCGCAACCCAGCTCGACCAACTGCTCGTCACCGAGTACGCCCGCGAGATCGTCGCCGGCACGCTCGCCCGCGTCCTGGCCTACCCCAACGTCAGTTGGGCTAACCCAGGCGCGGCGCAGGCCAACGGCGTTACCTACGAGATCGGCCTCAGCCGCGCCCGCGCGGCGGCCTACACCAACCGCTCTGTTGCCCCCGTTCCCGTCCGCATCTTTCGGCAGGCGTAGGCCGGCCACACCACCCCGAGGAGATACCCATGTCCGGCGCCCTGAGCGATTATTCCGAAGCCATCGTTGACAACGCCTTCTACCGCAACGCGACCTTCACCGGCGCGGCAACGGTCTACCTGGCGCTCTACACCGCCGCGCCCACCGATTCGGGCGGCGGCACCGAGGCCGCCTGGGCTGGGTACGCGCGGCAGGCCGTGACCTTCTCGGCCGCGTCGGGCTCGGCCACGGCCAACACCAACCAGCTCGTATTCCCCGCGGTCGCCGGCTCCGGCCAGACCATCGTTGCCTTCGGGGTGTTCGACTCGCTCAGCGGCGGCAACCTGCTCATCTGGAAGGCGCTGGGGACCTCCGTCACCTACAACGTCACCGACGTGCCGCAGATCGAGATTGGTGGCGTCACGCCGACCCTGAGCGGCGACGGCTCGACCTACAAGAACAACAAGATCCTCGACATCCTGTTGCGAGGCCAGAGCTACACCGGCGCGGGCACGACCTACATGGCGCTGTTTTCGGTCGCCCCCACGGTCGCCGGCGGCGGCACCGAGTTCGCCGACTCGAGCTACGAGCGCAAGGGCATGGCCTTCGGTGCACCATCGGCCGGGGCGAGCCTCAACACCGGCGTGGTCACCTACGACGCGATCGCGGACGGCAGTGTCGACCTGGTGGCCTGCGCGACGTTCGATGCGCTCACCACCGGCAACATGATCGATTTCAAGGTGCTCGACGATCCGATCACCTACGCGATCAACGACATCCCGCAGTTCGCCATCGGCGGGATCACGGTCAGCGCGGACTGAGGCCGTGCGGATCTTCCTTTCGCTGCTGCTGGCGCTGCTCGGGGCAGCGTCCAGCGCAGCGCCGAGCCACGACTGCCGGTTCCATACCTGCGGCCATGCACCACCCCCGGAGGCACACATGGCGACCTGGCGCGCTACAGACTGGCTTCGCCCCTTCCGCGACACATTCGTTGGGCCGCACATGGACCAGGCCATCGGGCGGCAGCTGGTCGTCGACTTCAATCAGCACTGGATCTATAACTGGGCGATGCTCCCGCGCGAGAACGACGGGGCTACCTTCCTCGCCGAAATGACGGGTGGCAACCCCGTTACGCAGGTCTGGCCCCCAGTTGTGGCGTGGTCGGGGGCCGACCCGAGGCTTATCTACGAGGCGCACCACTTCGACGTGGGGCTGGTGACCACGCTGGGCAGCGGGCTCGGCCTGGTGCCCAACGACGCGGTCATCGTCGGCGCCGAGGTACGGGTGGCCGCCTCCTCGAACACCGACCAGGTCTACATCGGCGTGCAGCTCAAGCCGCGCAAGGACGTCGGCGAGGGCTGGGGCCTCAGTACGGCCAAGTGGGAGAACATCAGCATCACCCATCCGCTGGTGCCGACCGACGAGGTCACCGACTCCGCCAACGTGGGCACGTTTGGCGATGCCAACGCCTACCTGTACTTCGGTGGCGAGTTCGACTATTGGGACGACCGCAGGCCAAACCTGGAGGGTCTGCCGACCGATCCGACTGGGCTGCTCGCGGCCAACCCCGACTGCCCGCCGGCCACGATGGTCCCGGCCACGGTGAACGGGGTCAACGAGGGCACCGACACGCCGGACGACTTCACGGTACTGGTCTGGGCCTACAACAAGGCGACCTGGCACCCGTACGTCTACATCTGGGACGTGCAAATCCGGTTCTTCTACCGCATCCCTGGCGACACCGAGACCTTCCCGGCCGGCACCGCTTTCGATCCGGCGCCGCTGCGTGGCATCACGCCGGTCGTGGTGTTCCAGAACGTGGGCGGCGTGACGGTGCCGGCCCACTCAGTGAGCGGCAAGCGCCAGGTGGTCGTGGCGTTCGAAAATTCCGGCGACACCGGCACGGTCGAGCTCACGCGCGTTATCGGCGGGGTGCCTTACAAGATGATTTTCCCGCACTTCGAGAACCGCGGCGCGGTGGGCTTCGACCTCAAGCGCGTGCGGCGCCCGCCGCTGGTGTTCGAGAACAACCTCACCATCCCGACGCCCGCGTTCCATGTGCGGCGCCAGGCGCGCGTGGCCTTCGCCACCGACCTGACGCTGTTCACCTCCGAGGACGATTTCTACCGCATCCCGCCGCCCGGGACCGTCGTGTTCCACACCGAAAGCGACATCGACGCGGATCTACGGCGCGTCGGCAGCGGTCTAGTCACCTTCCACAACGACGGGGACATCGACGCCATCCTGCAACGGTACGGGGTGATCACCAGCGGCATCGAGGCCGAGACCCACCTGGCCGTGACGCCGGTGCGCGCGCGGGGAATCAGCGCCGTGTTCGCGGACACCCTCGACAGCGGCATTGACCTGCGCGCCATCCGCACGATCACGGCCACCTTCGCGCTCGACTCCGACCTCGGCCTGACCGAGCTATCCGACGCCAACTTCAACCCCGCCGACGATGACTGCACCTCGCGCATCGCCGCGGTGGACCCGGTCATGCGCGTGCCGGCCATCGATCCCGTCATGAGGGTGCCGCCATGCTAGAAACGCTGCACAAGGACCCTGGTGACGAGTCCGAGCGCGACATCGAGTACGCCGATTACCTCGACTCCTTCGGGGGCGGGGTGGTCGGCACGTTCGCCATCGAAGTCGAATCGGCCAGCGATGGTGACATCAGCGGGCTCGAGCTCGGCCCAGGCTCTCACCCCGATTACAGCATCATCACGGACACCAGGGTGAAGGTCTGGGTGGGTGGTGGCGTCAGCGGCACCACGTACACCCTCAAGGCCACCGCCGATCTCGGCTCGGTGGGCATCTGGGTGGACCGGTTCAAGGTACGAGTAAGGAATCGCTAGGATGGATCCGATCAAAGCCGCGCAATACCTGGCCCAACTCATCGCGGACTTCGCCAACACACTGCCGGCCTCAGCTCGGGTTCCTACCAAGGTCTGGGCCGACCAGGCGCTCGGCACCATCATGGCCGCGCTGCCCAAGCCGGCCGCCGAGCCCATCACACCAGGCGAGGCGCAGGCGGGCGATGATCAAGGTCAGTAACTTCGGGGGCATCGCCCCGATCGTCGACCCGGCCAAGCTCCCCGAGCGCAACGCCCAGTCCGCGACCTACTGCAAGTTCGAGGGCGGCAACCTGCGGCCGCTCCTGACGGCCGCCCTGCAGAACTCGATCAGCTACCCGTTCCAGACGGTCAACAAGCGGTCGATCTTCCAGCTGGGGACCAATCAATGGGCGGTGTGGGCCGCCGACGTCGCCGCGGCGAAGGGGCCGATCCCCCTCAACGCCAATTACCTGGGGCTGGGGGAGGACTTCCGGTTTTACTTTTGCGGAGACTCCGACCACGCCGAACAGTGGCCCCGCTTTTCCTCCAAGTTCCGCGCGATGGGCAACTCGAACCCGTCGTCGTACTTCGCCACCCCGGCGCTCGATTACCCGCTGGGGGTCCCGGCGCCGGTCGCCTCGGTCACCACGGAGCTGGTCGCGCCCGCGAGCGGCACGGTCTCGAAGCTGACCAAGACCAAACCGGTCGAGGCCGAATGTAGCGCCGCGCACGGCCTCGATTCGGGCGAGACTGTCAAGCTGACCGGCCTGCCTGGCTCCGGCGACGGGCACGCGCTCGAGGGCGCTCAGTCAATCATCACGGTCACGGACACCACCCACTTCAAGCTCAACAGCATGGATGGGTCACTTTGGGCAGCCGACCTCACTGGGCTGTCGGTCACCTGGACCCGCGTGTACGCCGACTCCGAGGTGGAGGACCGGCGCTACGTCCTGACCTACGTCAACGAGTTTGGCGAGGAGGGCGCTCCGGGCCCGCTGTCCGGCATCATTTCCGTTGGCGCCGACCAGGGTGTGACGGTCACGCTCCCGACCGGCGCCTCGATCACGCCATTCGTGGGCGCGCCGACTTTCTTGGTGGCCAAGAAACGGCTCTACCGGTCCGTTGCCGGCACCACGGCCGCGCAATACCTGTTCGTGGCCGAGCTCGACATCGCGACGCTCACCTACGTCGACACCCTGAGCGCGGCGCAGCTGGGCGAAGTGATCCCCACGGAGAACTTCGACCTGCCGCCCGCGAACCTCAAGGGCATCGTGCTCCACCCCAACGGGTTCTTCGTGGGCTACGACGGCAACCGGCTGTACTTCTCCGAGCCCTACATCCCCTCGGCCTGGCCGGCGGACTACATCCGCAACCTCGACTTCAAGATCACCGGCCTGGCCATCCACGGCCAGACCATCGTGGTCGGCACCGAGCAGGACATTTACGTCGGCTCCTGCACCGACCCGCAGAGCTTCACCGAGCGGCACCTCGACCAGATCTACCCTTGCGTCGACCGGCGCACCATGATTTCGACCGGCTTCGCGGTGACCTTCGTGTCGCCCGTCGGCCTCGTCAGCGTCGACGGCAGCGGTGCGCGGGTGATCACGTCCGGCAGCTACAACCGCAAGCAATGGCAGGCGCTCATCACTTCGGGCGTGCCCTTCGGGGCCGGCGGCCTGTTCGCCTGCTTCCAGGACGGCAAGTACTGGCTCGGGATCGAGAACGTCGGCCTGATCATGTTCGACCAGCGCGGTGAGGCGCTCGACATTGTCGTCAATTCCGGCACGGTCTCCGGGGGCTTCGTCAACCGGCCCAACGACGAGCTCTACCTCGTCTGGTTCGGCTTGAGCGAGCCCATCCGGCGACTCTACAAGTGGGAGGGCGTCCCCGGCAGCTTCTACACCGCGACGTGGCGCTCCAAGGTGTTCCACATGGAACGCGAGATCAACCTCGGCTACGCCCAGGTCATCGCACCGTCCTACCCCGGCGCCGGCACCATGGTGTTCGGGCTGTATGCCGACGGGGTGCTCATCTACGTCAAGAACGTGACGAGCCGGGAGCCCTTCCCGCTGCCGGATGGTTACCTGGCGCTGACCTACTGGGTCGAAATCGACACCACGCTCGAGATCGAATCCATCCAGGTGGCCCAGAACGTGGAGGAGCTCCGCAGGGTGGCGCTGTGACCGCGACCCGCAAGACCAAAATCCCAGACGTCCCGGCGGTCGCGGCGCAGGGCGAGCACAAGGTCTTTTTCGACGCGGTCAAGGAGGTGCTCGACATCGCGCACCGCCGCCGCGGCGACCCGCTGGATGGGTTTGTCACCTACCGCGACCTGAAGGACTCCGGCCTCGCCTCGGTCTCGTTCGCGGGAAGCAAGACCGGCAGCGGTGGGACGCTGGGCGGGCCCGGTGGTGGCGGCCCCGGTGGCATCTTCATCACGCCGCATACCCCAGGCACCAGGCCACCGCCCTCGGGGCTGACGATCACGACAGCGTCGGCGTGGGACGCGATCATCGTCAAGATCGAGGTCCCGCCGGGGTTCTTCGAATACGTCTACTTCGAGGTGTACGCGGCCAAGCAGATCGACCCGCTGATCGTCCCCACTTTCGCCCAGGCGACGCTGGTTGGCACCACGGCCGGGAGCCTGTTCGTGCACCAGAGCCTTGGGCTCGGTGCGGTCTGGTACTACTGGGTACGATCTGTTGGGTTCCCGACCGCCGACAACACGATCCCCTACGGCGACTTCGCGCCGCCCAACACCGGGCCCGGCGTGCGCGGCACCACAGCGATCGACCCGACCTACGTGCTGGGAGTGCTGACCGACCAGATCACGGAATCGCAGCTCTACGGGGTGCTGAACAAGCGCATCGACCTGGTCGACTTCTACTACGACGCCACCGGCACCAAGGTGCCGGTCCCGACGGTCTCGGTATTCGATGTCAACGGCAACGTCATCCCGGGGCTGAGCGTCCAGAACATCCAGAACCGGATCGTCGCTGCGGTCAAGGACACCAGCGGCTTCACGGTGGAGATCCAGGAGTTCCGCGAAATCGTCATCAACCAGCTGGGGCTCTTTGCCGCGGCGGGGCTCAAGATC